ATCTATTGGCGACTCTATTAAGTCAGAGGTATCGGATAAATTGGAGTTATTAGGATATGAAGATTTAGTAATCGACAATCAATACAGCATTGAAGCGAAAAACGGCAACGGTAAGATAGCATTTAAGGGTATAAAAACGGGTTCCAAAGGTCAGACAGCAAACCTTAAATCATTATCCGGATTCAATTGCTTTGTTGTTGATGAAGCTGAAGAAATACCAAGCTATGAGACGTTCAAAAAGGTGTACTATTCAATTCGATCAGTCGACAAACGTAACATCTCGATACTTATTCTAAACCCAACGACTAAAAACCATTGGATTTATAAGGAATTTTTTAAGAAAAAGAACGTACCGGACGGATTTTGCGGAGTTATTGATAACGTAATGTACATCCATTCGTCGTATTTAGACGTCAATCCTAAGTATATCCCGGCAAATATAAAACGAGACTACGAACGACTGAAAGAAGAAGATCCTACTGAGTATAAAAATATCGTTTTAGGAGGTTGGAAATCGGAACTTGACGGGGTGCTATTCTCTAAATCTGACTTGAATTATTACGAACCTAGCAAAGTAGATTGGACTAATTCAATTGGGCGTATTGCTTTTATAGATGTTGCCGACACAGGTACTGATAACCACGCTGTTCCAATTGGTCGTATTGTTGATAATCGTATTTATATAGAGGATGTTCTATTTACCAAATTAGGAACTGATATAAACGTCGATTTAACGGCAAACATATTAAATAAATACCTACCCGAATTTGTCCGTATAGAGTCTAATTTTGGCGGTGGTATGTATCTATCTTTATTACAGCCTAAAGTCAATGATAACATACTATTATTGAATATTAGAGCCACTACAAATAAGCATAGTAGAATCGTTCAATTGTCAGGATTCATCAAAAAGAACGTATATTTCCGTACAGATTACGAAGTGGGTAGCGATTACGATAAATTCATGGAGAATATACTTGAATATACAGCGGATGGAAAAGCCGAACATGACGACGCTCCCGATTCAATAGAGGGTCTTTGTACCATGGCTAGATCGTTTCATCCACATTTATGGCAATAAAAAACCCAGGCGTTAAACTGGGTCAAAAAGAGCGTATATTTAGAACGCTGTTTTTATTGTCCTTGCATAGCGTTTGTTATCATTGCCTGAGCAACCGACAACTCATAACCGTAGTAATTCACAAGCGTATTGATAGCTGTTTGTCGGTCCATTTGTCCTTGTGCAACTGCTGCATTAAGCGCAATAATACCATCAAGCCCTCCAACAGTTCCACGTAGTTGCGTTTGTGCCTGCATTAATCCACTCGCCTGAGCCTCTGACTTATCAACTTCAACCAACTGAACACCCAATATTTTAGCGTAGTCAGATTTAGACAATACACCGTCTTTCATTGCTAAACTTAATGCTTCAGCTTTTGTCTTTAATGTATCTGCTATTTCCTTTTGATTTTCTTGAAGCAACGGAATGTGATCATATGCTAATTCAAGCCATTCACCCTTTTTATCCAATCCAAATAATATAGTACGGTTCATTGCCAACTCCTCAGCTTCGGGAATGATAGTACTTTGATAGGCTTGTTTGATACCTTCGTTTAGGTTTTCAAATGTACTGCCTTGCGTACGACTGAATATGTTAGCGTTCATTCCATAAGCGTCAATAATATTCAAGAAATCTTCGTTTATCTCTTCAAATAGCATCAAATCCTTTGTGGGGAATGTCATAGGTTGGTACGTCAACGATGCATTTGTCATAATCGTTTGTATCTGTTGGTCGCCTATTCCGTAAAGTCTTTGATATTCTTGATTCAATCTGTCGCGTTCTTTGTCGCTTAATGGAATAGCCCCTGCACTATCCTTTGCATTATTCGATAATATACCTAGCGCACCTTTTCTGTTTATCAATACGTTTCTAAATCCATACGCCCCACGAATGTTTGAAATAGGCATATGTAGCGATATCATTGGGCTTTCACCTTTGATCGGGTTTTTACTGTTTACAACTCGAGTATGGTTAATTTCGCTTACTTGGAATATTTCTTGTTGTGTTCCGGTAATAAGGCGATATTGCTTTATAATATCTTCAATCTTCGTTTGCTTATAAACTTTCCCAGTTGTATCAATTTGTACTTGAGCAGGTGGTAAGTTGTTCAATACAGAAGGCAATGCACTTGAAAAGGCTTTCATAACGTATTCGTAATTATTACCGTATACGCATTTATTTTCGTTCCATTGGCGTATCAAATCGTTACCCTTCATTAATGGATTAGGATTCTCAAGTAATCGTACTACTTCGCTATTCTCTATTTCGACTGGTTCCCCATTCACCGTCTTATAATGCTTCCATTGCCCCGAAGCTAATAGATACCCTCGTCTCTGAATTACAGCGTATAATTGCGGGGTTGTCATGTATATGTTGTAAGCGTCCCAATCGTCAGGGCTTAAAAACTCAGGTCAACCCGTTAAGACTTGCGACATTCCTAATAATGTAGGGGTCTTTTGGTACTGATCGACTCCACCGAATAGCCTTGTTAAAAACTTCAAAGGGACAAATTCCATACAATAAAAAATTTAATTCAAAACAAAAATAGCTTTTTTTATTTGTATTTAACATAATAATTGTAAATTTGACACAATTGTATTTAACATAATTATGGATAGTACCGTAAAAATAGACTGCGAAACGATTAAGAAATTGAAAGCAGACAAGGAAAAGCAAGTAAAAACAAACGAAATCGTCAAGAAATGACAATAGAAGAGGTTGTAAAAAACAAGGTTGAGTTGATGAATATCAAGAAACTAGCTATAAAACATAGTGACGGAGTTTCTAACCAACCTATAAAAACAAATTCAGAACTTGTAAAGGCTATCCAATTACCAAACGAGGACGATAATGCAATTCAGAAAGTTATAGCAAATACATACTATTGGATGGATTCACATTACGATGTTCATGTTAAAGGTATTTTCACTAAGTCAATTAAGGAAAATGCAAATAAGATTTACCATTTAGATAACCACGATTCTAGTAATGGGTTCAGATCAAAGGTAGGTAATGTAAAATCCATTGTAGAACAACCTATTCCATGGTCATCTTTAGGAGTTAATAAGTCAGGTGAAACAATCGCTTTAATTGGATCAACAGAACTTATTGAAGATTATAATTGTCAGGTTTTCGATGCTTATAACAAAGGCGAAATAGATCAACATTCAGTCGGAATGATCTATGTTGATATGGTTCTTGCGGTAAATTCACCTGAGTATGTTGAAGAGTTTAAGGTTTGGAATGAGATATTCCCTTTATTGGGTAATCAGTCAGAAGCTACAAAGGTTGGTTATTTTTGGGTGATTAAACAAGCCAAGTTAAAAGAATTTAGTTGTGTATTGTGGGATGGGTCAAACTCATTGACTCCTGCAATAAAAACAGATATTGAGCCGTCAAAAGACACTCATAAAGAAGAGCCGGAAAAATCCACTCAAAAAGCAAATATCAATCATTTATTAATTTAATTGTAAAAAAATGTTTACGTACAAAAGTTTAGAAGAAGTTTCTAAAATGTCAATCGAAGAGCAACAAGCTTACATGACAGAGAAAGAAGCGCATGAGGCAGGACTTCGCAAAAAAGAGATCGAAGATGCTATCGCAAAGGCACAAGAATCAAATGTGTCAAAAGAAGATTTAGCTGCATTGGTAGCAAAACAATCTGAAATCATTAAGGAAATCGAGCGTTTGGCTTTGGAAGCAAAGAAAAACAACGAGCCGAAAGAGCAAAAGAAAGGTTTTGCATCACTTCGCGAGGCGTTGAAATCAGCATTTGAGGGTGCTAAAGAATCAATGCAAAAAGCAATCAACGGTGAGCAAACAAGTGCTATAAAGGTAGCTGTTACAATGCAAGTTGATAACACTATCGGAGCAGGAACAACTCAAGTGACTATCACTGATAACACTGGGGTTATTTCACCTATTCGCAAGCGTGAGTTAACGTACTTGGCTAGCGTATCTGTTGGGCGTACAAACGGAAACCGTGCATTATGGATTGAAGAGTTTGACGAACAAGGAACTCCGATCATGTTAGGTGAAGGCGACACTAAAACTCAGTTATCAGTTAGCTACGAAGAGAAAACGGCAAACGTTAAAAAGATTGCTGTTTATGGTAAAGTAACTACTGAAATGATGGCAGATTTACCGCAATTGATATCTTACATTGAGAATAATTTAATGAAGAGAATGGATATTGCATTTGAAAATCAGTTGTTTAACGATGATAACCTTGGCTTGTTTAATCACCCAAAAATAACCAACCTTTGTAGCTTCTGACTGATTACCCAATAAAGGGAATATCTCATTGCAAACCTTAAACTCTTCAACATACTCAGGTGAATTTACCGCAAGAACCATATCAACATAGATCATTCCGACTGAATGTT